GTTTCGTGGAAAACTTTAACAACTAAATAAAGACACCAACTAAGGAGTAGCCTATTATGGCAGAAAATTTGTCACCATTTCAATCGTTTATTTTTATTTCGCGTTATTCTCGCTGGATTCCTGAAAAGAATCGCAGAGAAACATGGGATGAATGTGTAGACCGTTGGTGGAATTATTTTACTAATAAAGTTCCGCAACTTGCAGAGCGTCCTGACGTAAAAGAAGCAATCCTCAATCTTGAGGTTCTTCCTTCCATGCGCAGTCTGATGACTGCAGGCCCCGCTCTGGACCATGACAACACTTGCTTGTACAATTGCTCGTACTTGCCAATTGACAGCCTTGATTCGTTTGCAGAACTTTTTGTAATTCTCATGAACGGAACTGGTGTCGGTTATTCTGTTGAGCACCAATACACAGATAAACTTCCACAAGTTGCAAACAAGATTGAAAAAGCCTTCAACATTACTTACGTTGTCGAAGACTCCAAGGAAGGTTGGGGCAACTCAGTTAGATTCTTGATGGATCATCTTTATGCTGGTCGCCACGTTAAGTGGGATCTCAGTAAGATTCGTCCGTCGGGTGCAAGACTAAAGACCTTTGGTGGTCGTGCAAGTGGTCCCGCTCCTCTTGACAATCTATTCAAGTTTATTGTCAAGGTGTTCTACAATGCACAGGGACGTAGACTCACTGCTCTTGAGTGCCACGACATCTGCTGTGCCATTGCAAACGCAGTTATCGTCGGTGGTGTTCGTCGTTCTGCCATGATTTCTCTCAGCGATCTTTCAGATCGTGAGATGGCACTTTGCAAGAGCGGTGCATGGTGGGAGCAGGCTGGTTTCCGTTCATACGCCAACAACTCTGCTGTATATCGTGGCCGTCCTCCAATGGGTCAGTTCCTTGAGGAATGGACTTCGCTATACAACAGCCACAGCGGTGAGCGCGGAATGATTAACCGCAGGGCATTGCAGGAGCAAGCAGCCAAATGGGGTCGTGATGAAACCTGTGAGTATGGAACAAATCCATGTTCAGAGATTATTCTAAAGCCATTTGAGTTCTGCAATCTCTCAACTGTCGTTGTTCGTCCCGATGACACCGCTGCTTCGCTGAAGAAGAAGATTGAGATTGCCACCATCATCGGCACAGTTCAATCAACATTTGTTGACTTTCCATATCTTCGTCCAGAGTGGAAGAAGAACTGCGAAGAGGAGCGTCTGCTTGGTGTCAGCATGACCGGAATCTATGACAACAAATTGACTAGTGGACTCGAAGGCAAGCCAAAGTTGGTACGTCTGCTCGAAACACTCCGCGATCATGCAACGGCAACGAACATGAAGTGGGCAGAGAAGCTTGGCATCAATCCAAGCAAGTCCATCACATGCGTGAAGCCAGAGGGAACAACGTCATGCCTTGTTGATTCTGCATCAGGTCTTCACCCACGATATGCGGAACATTATTATCGTAGAATTCGTATTGACAAGAAGGATCCAATTTATAATCTCATGAAGGATCAAGGCGTTCCTTGCGAAGATGATGTGATCAATCCTAATAATACAGCGGTCTTCACATTTGCTATGAAGGCTCCAAGGGGTACAACTACAACGGAAGATCTCCGTGCATTGGATCACTTGGATCTGTGGAAGACTTATCAGGAACATTACTGCCATCACAAGCCATCCATCACCGTCAATTACAAGGACTCGGAGTTCCTTGAGGTCGGTAACTGGCTTTGGGAGAACTTTGATGTCGCAACAGGCATCTCGTTCCTTCCCGGTGGTGACAATCACACATACGCTCAGGCTCCATTTGAGCAAATTGATTCTGCAACATATGCAGCGCATCCGAAGGTTAAAGTTAACTTCAAGGAGCTCTCTAAATATGAGGCAGAAGACAATACTGAGTCGGCAAAGGAATTTGCCTGCGGTGCTGGTGGTTGCCAGATAGTCTGATTCTTCATTCCTCGGTAGCTCAGTGGCAGAAGCGTTCGCCTGTTAAGCGAAATGTCGCTGGTTCAATCCCAGCCCGAGGAGCATAAATGACCCCGCAGAGTTAAACCCTGCGGGGTTATAAATATTGCTATGCTTAGATTTAAACAATTTTTGATTGAAGGGGTTGTTCCTTATTATCATAAAACATCCCCACAATATGCTAAAAAATTAGAAACAGGAGAAAGAATTGCTCCCGGTGGATTGAGTGTTTTTATAGATCCAGAACTGGCCGCAGCATACAATTTTTCTACTTCTAGAGGAACAGTTCCAGAAGATGCAGTTACTGTTTCTGGTAAAATTTCTCATCGTAGACTTCTTCCAGATATTGAATGGAATCCTGAAACATATAAAAAAATGTTTATTCGTATTGCGCAGAATATACAAAATGATCCAAATTATAGAGTTCCATCTATTACTCAAACAGCCAATACTCCTTACGGAGTATCCTCATTCGTTACACCAGGAATTACTACGGAAGTAGATCCAGCTACTGGAAAAAAAAGAATTACTAGAAATTGGGAACCACAATTTAGAGTTGTGGGAGATAAAAAACAAATCTATAAACCTTTTAATTTATCACAATTTCCAGTTTTTTTTCAACCGGATTCAAAATCACCAATAGAAATTGTAGATATTAATGATCCCAGAGTAAAACCTGTTGTTAAATCAAAAAGTAGAGTATACCCGGATGGGAAATCCAATAGACCAGATTTTACTCAATGGGGTGGTAGAGGAACTTCTGGAGAAGACACGTATTTGGATCCATTTTCTGGAGAAATGAAAAAAGGAATTTTTGGATTTAAAGAATTGAGAGATTTGGATGTTATGAGTAATAAAGGTGAACTTAAACAAATAACTGTCGATGCAATTAGAGCAGAAAGAAAAGCAAAGCAAGAAGCAAATAAAAAAAATGTCCAGCCAGAATTTTTTGGATATAGAATGAAGGGCGGATCACCTCTTCCAGATACAACAGTTTCTAAAGGTTCTAACGCAGTAAAACAATTGGGTTCAGCAGGTTTGGCAGCTGCTGGAGCAATAACAGGGTCTGCATTAACAACAGGAGTACAAGCTGCTACTGATGTTTTAGGAATGCTTGGTACTCTACCAGCTCCAAAAGATAGAATGCAAATTGAAAAAGGTTTTCAATCTGATATTGGACTTCAATTTGATTTGAGTCCAGAGGGGGAACTGGAAATGAATCCTGCTGGAAGAGAAGCAGTAAGAAAAAGACAGAACCGGGGAATTAATTTTCCATCGATGTTTAGACAATAATTTTTTACAGATAAAAATTAAAAAATTTTACCCCCCGAAAGGGGGTTTTTTATTCTAAATATTTTTGCCATGTTGCTGAGGCCATTAATCCTCGCAGTTGTGATGGCGACAAGCGTTGCTTGCAATTCGCTATCGTCTCCTCCAAAACAAGTTGAATCAGAACAGGAAAAAACACAAGGAGTAGCGGAAGTCCCCGCATTCTTATTGGATTCTTCGAAGTACGATTCCATCGGGCTAGCTGAGGATGACCGCTACTCCTGTGTAGGTGCTATAGTTACACAATCAGGTGATGTAATAGGATCTGCGGTTCTTATTCACAGAAACGCAATACTTAGTGCACAGCATTGTTTTGCGTTGTCCGAAGATCCTCCAAAATATTTTTGGACTCATGGAGGACAATTTTTAAGAATTGGTAAAGTACACAAAGCAAGTCCATATGTTCCTGGGTTTCCAATGAACGATATTGTTCTTTGCATTTTAGAAGAAGATTGTCACGAACCTCCAGCAGAACTTTCAAAAATACCTTGGGATCTAATGCCCGGAGAAGAGGTTATTACTGTTGGATGGAGCCTTGGCTACAAAAAGGTCAGCGAGAAGGGTATAATGCGCTATTACGGTTCTCTTATTGAAGATGGGGGCCAAGTAATGAGAATGCTAGCACTCAATGGTTCAGTTTACTACGGTGATTCTGGTGGAGGAATTTTTGAAGATTCTGGAAAATTGGCAGGGATAATATCATTCTTTGGTGTAGATCCATCTTCTGGGAATGTAATAGATAATGGAGGCATAAAAGTTTGTTACTATTACGAGTGGATAGATAATATTATGAAAGAAAGGTTCTGTGACTGGCCTTGGTACGAAGAATAAATATCTATGTTCCACATGTTAATAGGTGTAGATTATTCAATAACTTGTCCATGTCTCTGTTTGTATGACGAGAGAAAGCCATTTACATTTGATAATTGTTTTTTCTACTACTTGACAAACACTAAAAAATACGCAGATAAAATTTTGCCAAATATTACTGGTGAAAGTTTTCAGGAATACGTGGCTGATACTGACAGATTTGACAGTATTTCAGACTGGGCTATAAATTTGTGTATTGGGGCATCTGAAGTGGCTATAGAAGGGTATTCCTATGGTTCCCAAGGAAGAGTATTCCATTTGGCCGAAAATATGGGAATTTTTAAACATAAGCTCTATAAGGCGGGGGTTCCTCTGACGGTCGTAGAGCCGTCCAAGTCAAAGAAACACGCCACGGGCAAAGGTAACGCTGATAAAGGGCTAATGTACGAACACTTCTCGAAAGAAACCAAAACAAATTTAATGGCAAATTTTGGTCAAAAAACTTTATCCAATCCCATAACCGATATAGTGGACAGTTATTATATTTTAAAATATTTGGTTAATAATAAAATTTAACGAACAATTCTTCCAGCATGCTGCCCAGAATTGTCTAATTTATCATGGAATCTTTTTGGTACTTGACCGTTATTTTTGATTTTATCAATCACATCTTTCCATGCGGAACCAGTAACTTTAGAAGGAGTTAAAGTCATATCCATGCCTATGGAATTTCTTTGCTGGCCCCAATCTTTAATTACTTTCTTTTTTCCACAACATGGGCATTTATCTTTTAAAGGCTGATCCGATTCACTCATTTTTAAAAACAATTCAAATGAATGATCACACTCCTCACATTTAAAACTATAATTAGGCATTACTATTCTTTCTAAAAGTAATTAGCATGTGATCGAACAAGAATCCGTAAGATGGTTCTTTTGGTTTATTTTTTAGATCCATTTTTGCTTCTTTTGGAGTTCTATTTCCTTTATGCAAATTACAATCTTTACAAGCAGCTACAAGATTCACCCAAGTAGAACCACCGCCTTTGCATTTTGGTATTACATGATCTAAAGTAGCAGTCTTTGTGCATAGATCAATTCCGCAATACTGACACTTATAATTGTCTCTGCGTAGAATGTTTATTCTATTGGGTGCAGCTTTTTTAAAAGGTAATTTTACATAATATTTTAATATTAAAATTTTAGGAATTTTTACAATTTTTGATACTGATACTACCTCATAATAATCTAAACTATTTTCATCAATCCAAACTTTATCTTTCGATAAAAGCTTAAAAGCTTTGGAAATGGTGATAATATTAAGGGGAGTATTGTCTTGGTTTAACAGGAGTACCTGTTTTTTCATACCTTTTAAGTATTTATGAAAATCTAAATATTTTACAGCCATGGATAATAAACAACATAGACAATTTTATTGGGAAGTCAAGGATTTTTTGACAAAAAAACATAATAATGATGCATCTATTCAAAAGTCACCCACTCTGAAAGATGTTAGTAAAAATATTTTAGAACAAAATAATATTTTTAAACAAAAAAAATCACAGGCCACCGAAAACACAATAAGTAATACTAAAAATGTTTTAAGCTCTCTAGAAAAAGAAAGGCGCGGTTATGATGTTTCTTGTGTTGCTTATACAAGAAATAATATAGCGAATCCTTTTAATAAAAATATTATTTATGAATATACAGACAGCAATGAAACCATTGCAAGAAAAAGAATGGAAGCTGAAGCTAGAAATCAAAGAGCAAGAGAAAGAAATGCAGCCGAAAACGAAAGACTTGCTACAGCAAAAGCAGATGTACAAAGAGAAAAAGAAGAAGATGAAGCATATCAATTTAATCAAGAAATTTCATCTGGATCTCAGGGCCAAGGTCCCACACCATCGGGTGGAAATTTGGCAGAACCTCTAGAAATGGGCAGAGATGGTAATCAAAATCTTCCAGCAGATACTCCAGAAAATAGAGCTCGTATGGGACAATGGAGAAGAGAAAAAGCAGAAACAAAACAAGCCGATTATATGGCCGCAAGAATGAAAGAACTTTCTGCAAAAAATCCAAA